ACATCTACAACGTGGACGATCCCTCTTGACTTTGCAAACGACATACCGAATTCTGCAACAGGTACATGTACTATCTTTGTCGATACCTATTCAGGCTCTACCAAGACAGGCACACAGTCCACTACATTCACGGCAAGCGTACCAGCAAATGTCAAGCCCACTTTTACAGGGGTCTCATTGTCAGACTTGAATGGTGCTGCTCAAAATCTCATCCCAAGCGGTAACACGTTCATCCAAGTAATCTCTAATATCAAAGTGTCTTTCAATGGTGCAGTCGGTTCTTACGGCTCATCCATTACAGGATACCGTGCTGAGATTGTCGGTAAAAACCAAGCGACAAGCTCAAACGGTGGCAGTCTTGGTATTATGAATTATAACGGCACAATCAAAATCAGAGCAAGCGTATCAGATAGCCGTGGACGCTGGTCTGATACTAGAGAGATATCCGCGACCGTTCTTGAGTATTTTGCCCCTGCTCTCAGCTTTAGCATAGCAAGAACAGGCTCAACCTCTAGCACATTGACGGTCACTAGAAACGCCAAAGTAGCGCCTCTGATTGTATCAGGAAGTCAAAAGAACACAATGACATTGACCTTTAAGGTTGCTCGGCTTGGGACTGATGCCTTTGCGGTTGATAACGGTCAAGCCACTGGAGCCTGGTCAAGTATTTCAAGTCTAGTCAATTCACGGGCTAATCTTTCAGGGAATTATCTAGCTAATCAATCATGGATTGTCATTGGTATCCTTGAGGACAAATTCACTCGGACTGAGTTTATGGTCAATGTGGCCACTGAAAGCGTGGTCTTTTCGTACGATAGGTCAGGTGTGGGTGTCAACAAAATCAGGGAGCAAGGCGCTCTTGATGTAAAGGGCAGCATCTACGCAGACAACAATCCTATACAGCAATATCAGCTGACTGATAATAATGGAGGTCTAGGTAGAGGTAGTGCTCAATGGAATGATGTTTGGAATAAGCAAGGCACGGAGTTTGGGTGGAGGTCTGGTAAATACGATGACAATCCAACAGGGAGAAACGGCGACTGGGGTCTGTATCAAAATTTTTGGCTTGACAGTTGGAAAGGAGTCCAATTTTTCACAGGGTTAACCTCAAATAGGTTTTTCTTTAGGACTTACAACAATAACAGTAGATGGAGTCCATCTCAATGGAAAGAGATTGCTACCAAAGACGACATCCAAAAATACACTCAAGGAACACCTTGGCAAAACCTAACTCTACAAAACGGATGGCAAAATCATCCTGATTATCATAAAGTACAATGTTCTAAGTCATTTGATGATGTGGTCTATCTCAGAGGTTCAGCTAATAAAGGGAAAACGGCTAATGGGACAGTGATAGGCACTTTGCCGGTCGGATTCAGGCCATCTCAATTTCTATATGTCTCAGCTCTCAACAATAGTTACACAGTAGCGGTTTTGGGTATCTATCCAAATGGAAATATACTTGTAAAAGGTAACGTTGACGCTACATGGCTTAACTTTGACAACGTATCATTCAAAATTTAAGGAGGAAATATGAAACTAGAATATGGGACAAAGTCCTTGGAATATGATGGAAGTGGTGCAGCATCAGCTACCAAGGTCACACTTGTCAACTCAAGTGGTGCTATCGTACCTATTTTGTTACCGGCTGATAAAATCAGCTTGTCTAATACTGAGCTCTTTGAGTTAGCTCTTGAAGCTCTGTATCAAGAGAATTTCCCAAACCGTGCTGAAAACGAGAAATTCAGCCAGGTGGATGCGCAGCTCAAGCAAAATAAAGAAATGGCTGTCAAGATGGAACAGGCAACCGTGGAAAACAAGGAAAATCTTGATACGGTATCAGCTATCACTGAGGTCTTGATTGCTCTGGCCATCTCTCAAAACGGTGGCATGCCTACCAATGCTTACGCAAAAGTAGCAGCATTTGTTAAGCCACTTGTAACGAGTACACGCTACTCAAATGGAGACATCATTGCCATGCCTTATCCGTTTGATACGAATCCAAAATGGCCAAGTGGAACCAAGACTATCTTTAAGTTCCAGATGCAGGCTAATGAGGGCTATACATACAAGGAGCAAGCACTCTCTGATATGTTGCAGCAAGGTGTCTTGACCGTTGTCATGCCACGCATTGAGTAAGGGGGATTTTATGTCATGGTCTGAAATAATCGAGAAAATGATACATGCGATCACTCAGCTAGCCCCCACAATTGGAGTTGTTGCGACTGGTTGGTTCGGGATGCGAGCAAGTAAAGCAGGGAATCTCAATCAAGAACAGTTCAAGGAGTTGAAAGGTGAATTGAGCACTATTCATGCAATTGGTGAGGAGAACAAGCAAAATATAACTGAAATCAACAACAAGCTGGCTGTGCATGATGAAGCACATCTAGCTACTATGTATCTACGGCTGGAGCGTGATATTACTGTCGCTCTCAAGCGTGGTTATACAAGCGTTCACGAGTCGGATATTATCCACAAAATGCACTCAAGTTACAAAAAACTAGGTGGGAATGGGCGCATCGATGCCCTGTTTAACAAATTTGTAAATTTAGAAATTGCGGAGGAAAATACAAATGCAACAAATCAATGAAATTATCGCAAATGGAGCAATCAGCATCCTTGTTATTTTGGCAGGGGTAGCAGTTAAGGCAGTCAAGGGCTATCTTGTTCAAAAAGGTGGAGAGAGAACCATCAAAATCGTTGAAATCTTGGCCAAAAATGCGGTCAATGCCGTTGAGCAGGTCGCTTCTGAAACCGGATATAAAGGTGAGGAGAAGCTGGAACAGGCTCGTGATAAAATCCGTGCTGAACTAACTAAGTATGGTATCAGCATGACTGACAAAGACCTCGATACATTTGTCGAGTCAGCGGTCAAGCAAATGAACGCTGCGTGGAAAGGGGAATAAACATGACAGTAAACATTGAAACAGCTATCGCTTGGATGCAAGCCCGCAAGGGTCAAGTGACCTATAGCATGGACTACCGAAACGGTCCAGACTCTTATGACTGTTCAAGTTCAATTTACTATGCTTTGCTAAGTGGTGGAGCCGTGTCAGCAGGCTGGGCGGTCAATACCGAGTACGAGCATGGTTGGCTCGAGAAGAACGGTTATGAACTTATTAGCGAAAACCAGCCTTGGGACGCTCAGCGTGGAGACATCTTCATCTGGGGCCGTAAAGGGTATTCATCTGGCGCTGGAGGACATACTGGTATCTTTGTGGATAGCGACAACATTATCCACTGTAACTATCGCTATGATGGTATCACGGTCAATAATCATGATGATATTTGGCTATATGCCGGGCGTCCATACTATTATGTGTATCGTCTGACCAATCCAAATGCACAGCCTGAAAAACCTAAAAAAGGTTGGCAAAAAGATGATACTGGATACTGGTTTGCTCGTGCTAACGGTACTTATCCAAAATCTCAATTCGAATATATCGAAGAAAATCAATCATGGTTTTATTTCGACGAGTCAGGCTATATGTACTCTGAGAAATGGCTCAAGCACACAGATGGTAAATGGTACTGGTTCGACTCTAGTGGGTACATGGCCACATCTTGGAAGAAAATTGCTGGTGCATGGTACTACTTTAATCGTGATGGTTCGATGCAAACCGGCTGGATCAAGTATTACGATAATTGGTATTATTGTGATGCTACCAACGGTGATATGAAATCCGATACATTTGTACGATACAACGACGGCTGGTATCTACTTCTACCAGATGGGCGTATGGCTGATAAAGCAGCGTTTGTAGTTGAACCGGATGGTTTAATTACAACAAAATAAAAATAGAAAGACTTTCAAATTAGATTACACAAAACCGCAGGCTCAGGCTTGCGGTTTTTTTGTTTGCTCTGAAATACGCTTGATAATCGCTTGAAATTCTGAAAAACCTTTATAAATATAGGGTTAGGAGTGTTCTTTTTTCGCTTGAATATCTTTATTTTGCTCTGAAAGTAGAAAAACAGTGATTTTTTCACTACTTTTTTTATTTTTTTACGAATAGATAAGTAAGGAGGAAGAAAACATGAACATTTTGAACATTAAACTTGCAAGCGTAGAGCAGACAGACTTAGGTTTTGAGCATTGGGTGGATGTGACTTACCAGGCGCCGATTTTGAAAAATGAGTATACAGTCAAGCTATTACTTCTTATGGAATGCAGGATAGAGGACCAAGAGGTTATTGAGTACCTGGTCAGCACTTGGAAGTATCGGGATCTAGTGCTGCATTCTGTAAAGATGTATGAGATGGAAAAAAATCAATAATTTTACTATCCTTTATTGA